CTATACACTAACGCATCTAGACTTGAGATGGGTATGGAAAGCAATAGCGTTCTAGCAAAGGTTGCCAGAGGCATAAATATTGGCAATACTCTAACAGACACTGCTCTTAAAGAAGCAATATTTTATGGTTCTCTTGACAGGCAATTTAGGGATGTTGCTTCCAGAACAAAAGATGGAAAAGTTGTAGGCACTTTGCAAGATTGGTTAAAAGCCAATCAATCTTTTGATAATTTGCCTCCAGGCGTTTCAATAGATGAAGCTGTACTAGACGCTAATCGAATGACTATGCAGGATACTTTTAAAGGCGATGATTCTGTAGTGGCGCAAACAACAAAGCTTGCAATTAAAGCGAATAGAAAAGTTCCTTTTTTAGTATCAACTTTTATAGGAATACCTTTTCCTAGATACTTAGGAAATCACGTTCAAAGAATGTTAGAATATACCCCTGTTATTGGGGAGTTAGCTCACCGATCAGGAGTAATTACTAGCCCTGGGGATGGTTACATAAGAAGTGCAAGACAGGCTACTGGAGCATTGTTAATGGCTGGAGGCTGGGGGCTTGCTGAAAATAGAGAAGGAGAAGTTGATTGGGGTTCATTTAAAAATCATCTTAGTGAACAACAAGATTTAAAACCTATCTTAGGCCCAATAATGCTTCACATGTATATTGGAGATCAATTTTATAGAATAAGAAAAGGTTTACCTTTAGAGGATGGCGCTCAACGCAAGGAAAATCTTGCGACAATTTTAGGAGGAATACCAGATTTTTCTTTTAACACAGGAATTTTAACTGCCCCAGTGGAAGCTGCAGCAGATGCTTGGCTTAAAGGTGATAAGGGACCAGGAAGCTTGAACGCTTTATCAAACGCTGTAGGCGATTTTATAAATACGTATGGCCTTATTTTGGCCCCTACTAAAGATTTAATTGGTCAAACAGATTATGATCAGGCTGGTGCACCCTATACTAGAGATTTGGCTTTAAATACATTTGAAGGAAGTGATGATCCTAATTTATCAGAAGAACAACTTGGCAGCGATTTTCCAGAGGGTATCAGAGGTACAGATCTTTTTGAAAATCCAGGTGGCAGAGAATTAATAAACAGAGCAACTAGATCTTTTCCAGACTTTTCGTTTATACAGTATACACAGTCTTTTAACAAAGAGACTGCTTTATCTTACTATGATATTGCTAATCCTGTAGCTAGAGGTAAAGTTGATCCTGCTTTAAAACAATTTACTGGCATAACTGCAGAACCTTCTTTGACAGAGCTAGAAATAGAAATGTCAAAGTACAACCTTCAAACTTGGAAAGTATATAGTAACAGAAAAAATAAAAACGCTAATGTTGATTGGGCTGTTAGAAAACGTCTAGCACAAGGTTCAAAATCTGCAAATGGCGAAGTTGAAAGTCCAGCCTTGTACGAACGTTTTGAAGATTGGCGTAAAAGAGGCAGAATAAAAGGAGTTCCAGGTAATCCATCGTGGGATGAATGGGATGGCAATCCTAACGACAAACAAATGGTACTAGAGAAATGGTTAGAGGAGCATATCAATAAAGAGTCTGCCATTGTTACAAAGATGTTTGAAGACTACATGAGGACAGGTGATAGATACTCTATAAGAGGGTATGTAAGAAACAATTACGACATTAACGCTGCTGATAGTAAAAAAAGAAGAGAAATGGATGATGCAACTAAAATTATAACGAATGGAAAGTATCAGACAGCTATAGAATATGTAACTGACGTTGAATCAATAAACGACGAAATACAACGTAGATTAAATGTTTTAGGAAAAATATCAGCCATAGATCCTCTAGACCCTAATGTATAAAAAAAAACCCCTAGGCGTATGGATAACCTAGGGGCAATAAGTTTATGACGATTTATCTTTCTTCTTTTTATGATCAAGCATTAGGCACGAATAACAAAATGCTTGATTAACGATCTCGTCTGATCGTGCATACCCACCAGAGGCCAAGAGGCCAGAGAGCGCGGCCCCTGCAAAATAATCTCTGGCAGGTACATCCTTTATAGGAATAGGTTTTTTAAGATACTCTTGGGCTTCTTGCTCAAGGGTTTTTTTACTTTTTGTTGCCATACACTTTTTCTTTCATTCTTTCTAGATACCAAATTGCTTTATCTAGATCCTGCTCTCCTCCTTTATAGTGCCAACGCCAAATATATTTAAACGCTGCTTGCCAACAGTAAAAAGCATGAGGCGATATATTCTTTGCTTCTGATACCATGGCTTCCATAGCGTCAATGCACTCAAGACCGCCAGCTTTATTGTAGTGCTCTGGGCTACTAACCATATCTTTTTTAGATACACTTCCCATAAAATCCTCTATTGTACACTCAGGACAAAAACCTAAATCATCTAGGTACGATCCACAAATAGCACAATCATCTCTACGTTCCTTTTTAAATTTCATCTGAAAAGAAAACCTCGTGCTCTTTATGTTTATTAAAGAATTGAACAGGAACCATGGCAGCTAAATCTTTTGATCTTGTATTAAGACCCCATGGACCTTTAAAATGTTCTGTGCATTTACTTTGTAAGATTGGATTAACTACACTAGGGTTAATCAAAATAAATCTGTCTTCTAATCTAAGGGCAATGTACCTTTGCAAACTATTAGGAACGCCCCACCCTTTCTTACCAACTACGTTTATAAATTCCCACCAGTGAATAGAATAATCAATAGGACCGCCACGATATTTTCTTTTACTGGCTTTTACGTCAACACGACCAAACTCTTTATCTAAAACATCCCAGTGTTCATAAATATTTTCTGTTTTGTTAGCTTTTCTGAGAATATTTTCTCCTCTTATATTGATAAATTCATCTTCTGCTTTATTTCCTTCTACTATATTAGAAGGATACTGCCCATAACTTTTTTTGTTCTGCACTAACCTTGCCCTCTTTTTAATTTAAAGGATCTTTTTTTATTTTTATTCATAGACGACAACTTCACAGAACCTTTCTTCTTGCTCTGTGAAGTTTTTTTAGGGTTAGCTTTTACGTATTTCATTCACAAGACTTTCTTCCTGTTTCAGAGTCAAAGTAACAAGCTGCACCTTCATCATCTTCAGTTATAGCTGCTTCTAGGATACCTAGACGTTTACCTGATGCGCGAAAAGTTGTACAGCCAGAAGCACCACCATCGTAAGCTTGCATGTATACATCCTTAAATTCTTCCCAAGTAACTTCTTCTCCAACATTACACGTTTTTGAGCAAGCACTGTCAACATACTTTGATGCGACATTTAAAACTTTAACATGATCAAAGACTGAAAGTTCAGAAGCAGTTTTACCTTCTATACCAAAGACACGATAACCATAGTCCTCTACTCTCTCCTTTCGTTCCCCATCAAAGGTAATAATGGTTCTGTCATAATAGTGGGAGAAGACAGGTTCAATTCCTGACGAGATGTTGTCGGCTGAGAGACTAATGGTTCCTGTTGGCGCGACAGAAAGAAGATGACTATTCCGAATACCAAAATCGCTAATAAGGTCTTGGATATTTTTGGGTAGCGTTTTAGCAAATTCCGACAAAAGATACGTTTTTTTGTAAAGGGGGAAACTGCCCTTTTCAATAGCAAGTTCAACTGACGTAGTATACGAGACATCTCTAATTACCTCCATTATTTCTGAAAATTTTGTAAGAAAAGGTTCTGATCCATAATCAAATCCTAAAGCTTCAATAGCGTTAGCCACACCAGTAACCCCTAACCCCATGCGTCTTTTATTTTTAGCTTCTTCTTCTTGTTCTTTTAGCGGATAAACTGCACGATCAACAACGTTATCCATAGCTCTTACTACATGGGGAATATCATGGCGTAATTTATTTATGTTAAACACATAACCATAAGGTGTACTTTCTACATATTTAACTAAGTTAAAACTTCCTAAAAGACATGCACCATTAGGAGGAAGAGGCTGTTCTGCACAAGGATTTGTTGCTGCTATAGTTTCACAATATCGCAGGTTATTTTTCTTATTCATCTTGTCTATAAAAAGAATACCAGGCTCTGCCCAATCCCAAGTGCTACGTAAAATTTTATCCCATAAAGCACGAGCATCAATGGTCTTGTAGACTTGCCCTTCAAATACAAGATCAAAGTCTAAACCTTTTTTAACAGCCTTCATAAATTTATCTGTTACTCCAACAGAAATATTAAAATTAAGAAGATCTGTTGTGTTGTTTTTAGAATGCACAAACTCTTCAATATCTGGATGATCTACACGTAAAACACCCATTTGCGCGCCGCGCCTATGTCCTGCGCTAGAGATTGTTCTACAGACTGCATCAAAGATTCCCATGAAGGACAAAGGACCAGACGATTTTGAGTCCAGAGAGCGAATAAGAGCGCCTCTAGGACGCAAAGTTGAGAAGTCATACCCAATACCACCTCCAAGCCTCATAGTCTCTGCAGCGCGTCTTGCAGCCTCCATAATACCATCCATGCTGTCTTCAATAGTTACAGAGACAAAGCAATTGTATGGTGTAACTTGTCTTGGAGATCCTATAGCTGATTGAACACGACCTGCTGGGAGAAATCTTTGATTAAGTAGAATCGTTCTAAAGTTATTATAGTGTGAATCACTATCTTTTAGAGCGTCTGCAACTCTTGTCATTGCTTCTTTAAAACTTTCGTTTATACCTCGATATTTTAAAGAATGTATCTCTTCTGATATAGGAAGAGTCGGTCCATACTTTACTTCAACTTTATCAAAATTATCGTAGTACCCTATGTTTTCTAAATCAACTCTGTTTAGCATCTTTTAGTTCCTTTACTTCTATCTCTAATATTTCAATGTCGTCTAAATCGTATATCGTATCTGCTACAATATCTTCAAGACTTTTTTCAGTGCTATCTGAAGCTATAAAATTTGCTTGCAAATCCAACTTTACTAGCATTGTTATTTCAAATAACATTTGCAGGAACCTCCAAGTTATATGTAGTTATAAAATTAGGTCAACTATTCTTTTAGCCACTCATTAGGAATAGTTTTGTTGGCATATTTAAAACCATGCCTTTTGCACCAATCTTCATATGAAGACTTAGAACCTCTATAAAGTTTTGTTCTACAATTCTGAAAAACAAATCTAATATCTAAGTCAGGATGCTGTTTTTTTATTTCAACGTGTTTACGTCTATCAATAGAATTAAATCTACCTTTTGTTTCAATAATTATACCATTATCTAAAATAAAATCAGGAGTATAGTTTCGTTCTCTTATGTCTAACCAGGGTATTTTTGTTTGCTCGTATGTAAATTTTATACCTCTTTCTTTAAGGTATTGTGCAGTGTCATCTTCAAAGCCTGATCTATACCCTGCTTTTAAAGAGGACGCCCTATACTTTACTTTTGACATTGTAAGTTAAGTCTTCTGTAGCGTATTTTGGATGGGGTTCTTTAACTACATCAATCAAATATTTATCGTACTTACCATAAACAAATCGTCGGGCCTCAGGCCAGCATTTCTTTTTAAACTCGCACCACCCACAAGCTTTTGGTAGTTTTGTATTCGGACTTGTATCAGATTCTGGTTCTGGCTCGTAAGGTCTATCAGGAATGTTACCTTTAACAACATTTTTAACTTTAGATATTTCAAATTCTTTTTGTTCTATTTCTTGAGAAAAATCATAAACATCTAAATGTATTTCCCCACTACTTTTATTTACAACAAGGAAAGCACCATGCGTTTTGTTTGTAACAAGGGGATCATTTTGTGCAGCGTAAACATAAGAACTTAACTGACTTATGTAACCGAAAGGATCATTGTCTCTAAGGCTACTGTCTACAAATTTTGTAAACCCATAAGGGGATGCAGACTTTACGTCAACTGTCATACCATCTATTACAGCGTCCCTGTGACCAGCTAATCCCGCTATTTTTAATCTGTCTTGCTGCCCTGTAACTTCATGTCCTGCTACTTGTGCCAGAACTAAAATTAGTTCTTCTATTATATCCCCATAAAAAAACTTTAATAAGTCAGACGCATCAGGCTGTTTAGATTCTTGTGGATGATTTATTTTATACCAAAGCTTTCTTTTACAAGGGCTTCCAATAGACGAAAAGGATAAATATCCCCTTGCTTTCTGTGGCTTGTTGAATCTTAAAGAAGCTGACTTTGCTATATTATGGCCCATT